TTATGTCAGTTGAATTTTTCGGACTCGGGATCATTGCTTCGTGTCTGAAAAATTCAACTGACATAATATCTCCTTGTGTGTTACTTTGTTAAGAACACGTCACTTTCGTTACTTCGCTCCACTCTCGTTCATACGGCAGCCGGGACCCGACCTTGGTGTACATACGAGATCGGGCATCGGCTTCAATTGCTTTGGGTAGTGCTTTTTGAATGTATCGTTCGATAGCGCCCTCGAAACCTCGGGCGTTGCTCTGTCCGCTAAAATACTGTGCCCCCTCTGCTAAACACGCGGCCTTGATCGCCTCATCAAATTTCGCCGGGCTGGGAAGCATGTTGTTCAGCGGTTCTGCTACATACACGCTGTCAGCAGCCGGGTCCGTTCCACCAGCAGCCCCTGCTGCTGTAAGCCAATCATCGACAGTGAACGTACCACTCGCATAGTCTGTCACGATAGCATACGACCCACGACCAGTGCCGTCTATGATGTCAACCCGCCAACCGTTGAAGTAGTCGTCGGCCTCATCCCGCGTTGAATCAACTACAGTTGTGCCAGATGCCCCGGTAGCCAGACCAGTTTCCATGTCGATCCCATTGAAGCCGAGGATGTAGGGCCACTCAAGAGTATCCACTTGCGACGGATCAGGATAGACGATGAGTTCTGACCTTCGCTTCGGGCCAAGGGTGCTCGACGCCGGTTCCAACTGGCGGATCGCAGCCATGAACGGATACCCACTGCCGTCACTGTTCTGTCTCTGTTTCCTGATTATGTTCTCGGCGGTCCATCGAATAGGCTGTCTATGGGTCGCGTCCTTGTCGTAGTTGATCTCACCACTGACCTCACCGCCGTAGTTCTCTGGCAACGGATACCGGCCTGGATCACCAGCTACAGTTTCGTACTGGGTGATGGTGAACGTGCTGTCAGCCGCGGGGTTAGTTCCACCGGCGTTGCCATACTGGTCGAGCCAATCAAGTACGTCAACTACACCGCCTGACGTTGTATAATCGTCAACCTGAGCATAACTCCCTTCACCAGTTCCTCCCGTGATGTAACACCAGTACCCATTGAGGTCGTCGTCTTCGTCGTAGGTGTCCTCCAGCGTGGCATCAGTGATAGACGTAGCATCAGCGGCATCAGCAGTTCCGGTGATCTCTACATTCGAGATCGTGACCTGGATGATGCGTTTGCGCCACTCCCAACCCGTAGGCGGAGCATCGGACTCGAACTGACGTACACCGTCGTTGATGACCTGTTTGATGTCTTCCAGGTCGTCGTGGTTGACAGGAGGCATGGCCCGGCTCGTGCCGCTCACACCTCTATACGCTGTCCCCGCTTCCTTCGCAACCCTCGTCATCAGGCTCAGGACTGAAAGGGATGATGTTGGTTCTGCCATCTTTGGGCTCCGATTCTTGAGGCCATTCTACGCGGCCAAAATATTCTGTACAACATTGTTGGATCAATTTTATGTCGTTGACCAAAGCTACATGTACATGCCTGTTGACCGTCAACTGAGCTACTGCTTGGTCAATTCGACTGATCGCTTCTTGTACTTGTCTCTTTTCCATTGTCACTCCCCCTTTGGTTTGATTTGCACTTCAAGTATCTGACCACTGTTGACCATGTGAGCCAACGCCGCAGCACTCGCTGGGATCAGGTGAACACCATGTATCCGCATACGGTCGCCGTTGGACTGCGTTGTGAACTCCATCTGGTCTGCGGCAACGTCGAACTTGGCTTCGTTTTCTATTTCCATAGATCACCTAAGAAAGCCATCCTGGGTAGTATATATACTACCCAGGACAGTGATTGAAGTTCTTAAACACTTCCTGTCAACATAATTTCTGTAGCACCATTTTGGGCTGAGTTGTTGTCCATGATATAACCGGCAACCTGTCCGTATGCACCACCTGCGGCACTGGAATACAAGCGAAGCTGTACCGTACCATCATGTCTCCACACAACCTCACGGCCATAAACAGTGGTTCCGCCAGGAACAAGTCCGTTATTTTCATTGGCGGCGATCCAAGCACGGCCTGCGAACTGACACCAGAAATACATATCAGCAGCACTGACATAGGTAGCAGCAGGACCAACAACGGAACAGTCATTATTGGTGCTGTACCTTACATCCGAGTATGGTGATGGCATACAAAAACCATAACTGGCCGTGGTCAACGCAGCGGTAAGCGGGACATCAAGATAGATGGTCACTTCAGCACCAATAGCAGCAGCAGTATTACCAACTATAATACGCTGTTGTAGTACTGCGTTACTTGAGCCAGTTACAGGTTTAAGTACAATGTTTCCACCAGCCAAATCGTTTTCAGTGTGCGTCAATACCGCCGTCATTTTTATCGACGTGCCACCGATAGCACCGCCCTCGGCTAAAAGAGCATAATCAATGCCAGTAGCGGGAATAGCATTGTAAAGTTTATTACCCTGACCAGTGTAACAGGCACCACCGGATTTACAGTACACAAACTTTTTCCCGTGCGGAAGTTCAACACTATCACCCACATTCCATTTGGCGTCTCTTGTTGTTGAAACTCGGTAAATAAATTCCCACGGCCCTTGGGTCGTACCCTGGACCAATCCAGCTTCACCAAGCCTAACTGATCTTGCGATAATCTTTCTCATATTGATCTCCTTTTTGATTACGAGGTTTTGTGAAGAACGTGACCACACTTACGGACGTTCTCAACCAGAATGTTATGCGCTCCGTCGATAAACGACGTGTACGCGGTATGCTGCCGCACGCCACCCGACTGCGGGGGTGTCTTCTTCATCCAGTATCCCTCATGGACCACGGGTTTGAAGTATGACATATCAAACGAATAGATCGGCGTATAGCTCGCACTATCCAGTGTGTCCAGCGGAATTATCGGGACACGGTTGATACGCACAAGGTCCCCGTCTGCAACGAGCAGACCACCGAGGGCTTCTCTCTTGGTCGAAACATGGTTGTCGTCCTTGTTGTCCACGAGTTCCATCAGGTCCAACACGGTGTCAGTACCGGCCACAGCCTTCATCTTCTGTGCCCGCACCTTCATCAGCGGGGTGTTGAGGATGATCGGAGGACGGAACTTGGTCTTGATACAAGCCTTGCGGTAAGCCTTCAGGAAAGCATTGTTGATCGCGGTGTACGGGGCGCACCAGTTACGCCACTTGTCCTCGGTGGCTGCGTCGATACCGGCTATGACCGTGCCAGTGGAGGCATTGCCATAGGTCACGGTGGTGCCGTTGAACCCGGCAGTAGTGTTGATCGTCCCAGCCGAGTTCAGAAGCCGCAGGTAATAAGGCAGCGTAAACGGCGTACTCTTATCTGTGGCCGAGGCCGGGGCCGCGATCATGGTCTCTTCGATCAAGTCAGCGAGATCGATGATCGACTTGTCTTTGCGAGTCTGTACGAGATTGACGTAGCCCTTCTTCGAGTTCATTTGCTGCACGATCTCGAACTCATCCCACGATGCGTTGGTGCCAAGTATAGCCCAATGCACATCAATGGTCTGAATCGAATCGCCGAACTTCGGCTCGTCAGTATCGAACATGGTACGATAACGAGCGTTCCCGGATGTATCAAACGATACCTTCCGCTGAATACTCGTGCCACCATCGAAACTGATGGTGTTCTTCTCAAACATTGAAGTCCAGAAGTACTCGTTGTGGTCGAGAGCGTATTCAAGCTCCTGATCCGGCAGATCGGCCAACGTGGTCGCCAACAGGTCTGCAATATCTTCCGGTCTGTATCCCATTTTAGTTGCTCCTTATTTTCTGCAACCGCTCTTCAGCACGGTTTTCAATCTCCGTTTGCGTCAACTGTCCGGTGCCATGCACCTTCTTAGAATCGGATGGCGCGAGTGTGAGACTCTTGGCGCGCTTCACAGCTTTTGCTTTGATAGTTTTCCTTATCGCTTGTTCCTGTACGTCCTTCGTGACGAGGAAATGAGCACGTTCAAACGCCTCATCCAGAGGCATGTCTACTTTTTGCTGGTGAGCACCCAACATAATCAAATTGGCCTGCTCGGCGACTTCGTATCGCTTTTTGATCTGACCCTGTGTGAGACCGTCCCAATCCCTTGAGCCCTTCCCAACCACACCATACGTGTCACCGTATGCTGCTACATCAGGTCGTTCAAAAAACGTGTCGATCTGCTGAGACACTGCCGCGTCGTGTTGTGTTTGGGCGGCGGATACTGCGGCGTCAGCTTTTGGGGCGGACTCTCGCAACGTACCGATCTCAACAGCCAGTGCCTGATTCTGATCGACAACCTGCTTCAGCACACCCACGATGGGGTCGCCCTCATACTCCTTATCCAGAGCGGTGAAGTCAATCGCAGACTTCGGCTTGGGATCAGGGGCCGGAATTGCAGGCACGGCAGGTGTTGCTGGTGCAGCAGCCTGGGTCTTGCCCAACTCCGAGAACTTCTGTGACAGGTTGTTCTGGCTCTCCAGCGCTTTGGTACAGGTCTTTTTTGCAAGCCCAGGGTTCGCCTCTACCAACTCATCTATGTCTTCCTGGGACCATCCGTTGTGTATGGCCGCACGGACCTCGGCCTGCGTAAGTGCGTTCTTGTCTGCCGGTTTTGGTTCTGGCTCATCTCCTGCCGGTTCTGGTTCCGGTTCGGGTTCGGGTTCCGGCTCAGGCTCGTCTTCAGACTGAGGGTCGGGTTCCGGCTCCGGTTCCGGTTCTGGGTCCGGGGTAGGACCGGGCTCTGGCTCCGGGGTAGAATCGTCTCGCAACGCAGCTAAATTCTCTCCAGCATGGTCAAGCACCTTCTCATATGCTTCTGCTGCTTCGGTTCTTTCTGTTTCCATCTGCTTCTGTTCTTCGTCTGTAATCGTGTCGTCAAACATCTTTTTCTCCTATAATAAGTCGGCCCGCCCCTTCGCGGGGGTCGGTTATTTATAGTTTGGTTCTTCCCAATTGGGACTTCGTTTTCTGTGCTTTCTTGTAACACCCCGCCGATTTCTCAGCGTACTTCTCCTGTTGTCTTGCACTTGTGAACATTGGCTGTCCCTCTGGTGTCACATCCACCCCCGGAAAGAGCTTACGGTGTTCAGGAATATCAGACGGGTGGATGGCAAGCGTATCCGAGGTGTGGTGGTAGTCGCCGCCACCACCTATCGCAAAACCCCCATTTCGGATGTCCCACCGCATTTCTTCGCTACATTTGGGACATGGGTGATCCCCCATACAAGTGGTATCTGTCACCACGGTTCCGTCTCTGTCACAGATGAATCGGTGTCCTGCCATTAGATTACCCCTTGGTTCGTACTCTGTGCAACAGCAGCCGACGATTGGCTCTGTGCGTTAGAATCTTGTTTGGCCGACGTCACAGGTCGTGCCTGCGGGTTCCCCTTATTCTGAGCCGCCCCTGTTGCGGAGTTCCCAGTTCCTGCTTTACCCGGATTCTGAGGCCCGAGCATTTGCATAATTTCCATCTTCTGCTGGAACTCTGGGTCCTCGAACAGGTCCTGTACGATGTCCTCTATTCCCATCTCGAACGCCACTTGTGACAGATACCGATTGATGTTGAACGGCTGGCCAATCTGCATTAGGACCAACGCGGTCTGGGCAGCACCAGGTATGATGTTGGTGCAAAAATCCACGATCTTCTTTGAACGTACCATCGGGTCCATCTTGGACATGGACCGGGCCACGATCTTGAACGCGAAGTCCAAGAAGTCACCCATGCGATGCTCGGGCGTGAGGAACAGTTGAACCTCTTCACCACCCGTACTACGTTTGGTCAACGGTAACTCAATGAACGGATCAGTGTGCAGATGCCAGGCGATGTCCCGCTGAACGTCGGCGGTCTTGTCGTACACTATATCGCGCATGTCCTCGATATTGATCGACGCATTACCTTGCAGCGCCTGTACGGCGGTGGCAGTTGTGCCCTTGCCTCCGGGTATGGACTGACCCTGTATGAGTTCGGGGTTCCCGGCCATCGAGTTATAGATCGTGTTCAGTTCAGAAAGGAATCGCTCGTTGTTTGGGTTCTGCCCGCCGAACGACACAACCTGTATGCCCTTGGGGTCCATCGTGGGGACCCAATCGTTCGTTACAGCCTCTTCGATCTGGGTGACGGTATCCTGCAACGCAGGATTGTATAACCCAATGTCTTTCTGGTTCTCGAATTGGCGCACCATCTTATTGAAAATACGGTTTGTAAGACGTGCCAATTCATACCACACGGCCACAGGTGGAACCGGAAACGGGCTCTCATCAACCGGGGGAGAGAACGACAAGAACGTATAAGGACCTTCCTTCGGTCCGTTGTACTCCGCCACGTTGATGTACTTGCCCTGCCGTTTCTGTTTGGGATCACCCATCAGTATCCAAGACTCGACTTCCGGCACATATATCTGCACCACGTCCACCTCATCCTGGAGTTTGGTCATCGCAAACTTGGCTTCGCTCGATCTCGTCTGATCGGCGTTGCTCTTCGTTTGATTCGACGGCGAACTCGGCAACGCCGTTATGACGTCGTGATTGTACCCGTCCGTATCAAGGAGAACCTGTCTCGGGACCGTTACCCGATCCCACAGCATTTTGGCTCGGTTGATGTGTGTACAAGTGGGATCAAACCCGAAGTTACTCAGACTGATGTTGCGGGCGTACACCTGTCCATTGTCTATCAGCACGTCATCAAAGTTGAGTTGTTCGCCGGTGGCCTTGATACCAGTCCGCATAATCCCCCAGCCGAACAGGGCGTTTGTGATCCAGGCCCGGAGTTCGTCCTTGAGGTTGATCTGTCTGGACACTGAATCAAGACCCATGCCGAGCAGATCGGCATACCCCTTATGGGCTACATAGGGGGTTGTAACGCGAGTGATCGGGTTCTTCATCACGAGGTTCGGAACAAAAGCCCGAACTGTGTTGAAAACCAGGTTGATGGGTTCGGAGACGTCGCGTTTCCCCTCGCTCTGATAATACTCAGGAACATAACTCTTAAAAAGCATACGGGTGACTTTGTTGAAACGCTCCACGCGGTCGAAACCCATCATCACGATCTCTTCGACCTGCGTTGGGGTTACTGTCTCTGGCATCTCACCTTAACTCCTAAAATCAAACCCGCGGCTAACCGCGCTGCGCCGCTGTTTCATGTTCTTTCTGTGTTGTGTGAACCGATACCCTGCTGAGTTTCTGGGTGGCGTCTTGACCTTACTCACCACCTTACCGGGTGCGTCGTGATGGTCGATGGTCAGAGCATCAGCGATCACCCGGTCTGCGTGTGTCTTCTTGGCGCTTGCGCTCTCCTGCATCAGATATGCTGGACCGATCCCACCACTCGAAAAGTGGACTATCATACGTGCTTCTTCGAGTGCGATCTTGGATCGGTTGGCATACGTGCCATCGCCCAGGGCCTTGTCATACTGAGACAGCAACAGGTATTTGCTCTCGCGCGACATCTGGAAACCATACTGATCTGATTTCCTGGTCGTTGTCTTTCCGACTGATTCATTCCGATAAAAGTACGGGTACAGACACTTCTTAACGATAATCCGACCCAAATCCCACCCGGGGCCGTTGTTCTCCCATTTCAAAAACGGGAGTCGAAACGGCTTGGCCCCGCCGAACCACATAGCCACTGCTATGATGATCTGGGCGAAGTCATAAGGCGGATATGTGGCGTCTGCCCACTCACCGACCTTCTCGTTGGTCTGTTTGCACTTGACACTGATGATCGAGTTCGACGCTCCTTGGCCCTTACCCGTGTCGATCCCGAAAATATAGCTCAACGTCTGATCCGGCCTGCCGTCGATCAGATCACACCAAATCTTGAGGGGTCCTCCGGCCCGTTCCACTGCGAACAGCATACTCCTGTCCTTGGTTTCGACGTAATGCCGCACATCCTCGTACCCGAGGGTCTTTCGCCACTTGATGTCCCACACCGAACTGGGTGGCCGGGCGTACATAGCCTCGTGGTTGTCGATGTTCTGTATCTGGAAGAAACTCAGACCCGGTTCGGTATCCTCACGGAGCACTTCGGTCGCCATATACTTGGCACCACGATCTTTTTCCTCTTTATCGAACCAGGGAGACCGGATTTCCCATTTTCCAGTCTTCGTTTGCTTCACATATCGGTTCGCACCCTTGTCCGGGTGTTCCCAATACGGCATGATGAAGACCTTGATGGTCTTGTCAGATCGCCATTTGTTGTATTCGGACCCCGGAACCGAGGTCGAGTTGATGATCCGCACCAAACAGGCATCCCGGGAGGCCATACGCATAGCCGCCCCGTTCTGCACCGCCCCAAACTCATCCAAGAGGCCCACCAGACGCCGGTCGCCGCGGGCCGCGTGCTTGGTAGTGCTCTCGCCATCAAGGGTGGCGTTGGTTATCGGGTTATGCCAGTGCATGTGAGATCGGTTCTTCTGCCCACGGAAGCAACCGGGGGGCCGCATCCAATCGGGCAACCACTGATTGATGAAATCATGCTTCTGGAACAACGCCTTCATATTGCCCGGTTTGTCAACGTAATCCTCGTTTCTGGACATCTCCAGCAGTTCGGTCGGTTTCTTTGATTTGCGGAACAACATCAGCCAGTGCATGAAATAGACACAACACCACGAGGCCCCCATATCGCGGGCCTTGTCGATCAGGATGTCGTCGCCGGTCTTAACCCCCTCCTCGAACCTGGTCAACAGGTTGTCTTGGACTGGCCACGAGATCATGGGCTGATCGGCGTGAGCGGACTCGGTTCTCTTTCCATCAGGAGCTACGTCGAACTGGTGAAACGTCATGCCGAATGTATTCAGCCAGAACAACTGCGACTCCGCACAGGCATCAAGCAAATCCTGCTGCATACCCTTGTCCTTGCTGGCCTTCTCAAGTAGGTCCATGCGCCATGCGAGATTGGCGTCCCGGTGTTTGGGGATGGTTATGCCTGTCTTGGGATCGATCCATTTTTCCAAAGGGATAGGAAAAGGCTCTGACAGTGTGGGGCGCGTTGTTTGATAGTGTCTGCTTATTCTACACCTCCCAACCTGTCGTTCAACCTACCAGCCGTCTCACTGGTGAACTGCCCCGGTTTGGCTCCCTTCTCTTTCTCTTTGGCTGGTTCAATCGCAGCTTTCCCTTCGGTATATTCTCGTATATCCTTGGCTATTTTGTGATTGGCCTTGTGGATCACCTCGATAATAGTCCCATCAACTGCGACAACATTCTCAACCCCACCCATAGCCATAACGTACAATCGTCGAGCAAGAGCCTCGGTTCTGGATACCTTCTTGACCTTGCCATTAATGACGATACTAACCTTCTCGTCGCCTATCTGTTTCAGGAAAGCTGTTAAGCTCTTACTCACGCTACTCTCCTATTGGCTTCGTCATGCCAGACTGCGGATACAGGCCCTATCGGCAGGATTATAATCTGTCCCGGTTTTCCCATAGTCTTGTATTTTTCTGTCGTCAATTCAGTACACTTATCGCACAGGTATATTGCAGATGGTCTACTCCCCTCGTGAGTCGAACTCTTACAAAAACCCATCATAATCGTTGCCGTGGCCGAACACCCACTGCACTGCTCGCTCATGTGAACCTCCAGTCTCGGCGTCGGTGAGGCTTGGCCTGACGGTACAGTTCCGGCAACCCGGCCTGACTCTGCCCGGACACGAACTCCTTGGCCACAGCCGGGGTCAGTTTACCCTTCGACTTGATGCTGCCTTCGGCGATCCCGGACATCAGTCTGAATTGTTTGCGTGATTTGGCGGGCATCAGTCATGCCCCACTCGGCCCAGGTCCTCGCTCTCGATCACGTAACCGTAGCTCCAGACCTCGGGTTCCGCGGCTTTCTCGTGTTCGTACCGATCCAAGGCGAACATCCCGGCGATCATGTTGGTGTCTTCAACAAATAGATCACAAGGCATAACGCTGATAAGCACCGGACTAAAACCGCCGACCAAGATGCCCCGAACCACACCGTCAGTGGTAAACACTGGACAACCACTGTTGCCAGGATGACCAGCGCTATCAACCGTGAACGCCACTTTCCAGCCATAGCTGTCTCCACACTCGCTCCAGTCTCGGTTGACGCCCGATATAACCCCTACGGACAGGGCGTTGAAGTTGATCTTGCCATACGGGGACCCGATCACGTACACGCTCTGGCCCAGCATACAATCTGCTATGT